ATCAAAATGAGCCTAGCAAAATGCTATGCTTACGCAATCAAGCGGGTTTAGATATGACAGGCGTGACGCAAGAGCCCTATTTTATGGAACGCTCAGTTATTTCTAAATTCACTGGAAATGCGTCAACTATTGAGTTTGGCAATAATGGTGAAGGTTTTATATTGGCAAAAAATGAAGGTTTTATTATTTTTGCAGATAACTCAGTTGTTTCTGGCAGCGGAATTTACGGCATGATTGAATGGATGGAGGATTAAAATGGCGTTAATCGTTGAAGACGGTACTGGACTTGCAAACGCTGAAAGCTATGTTTCAGTAGCAGACGCGACAACCTACCATGCAAACATTGGCAACACAGCTTGGGCGGCAATTACAAGTGATGCAACAAAAGAACAATTACTGCGCAAAGCCACAGATTATATGGTGGCTCAATATCGTTTGCAATATGCGGGTTATCGCAGATACTCGACACAGTCGCTTGATTGGCCGCGTTTATACGTTCCATTAATTGATTCATTATCGGCAAATGTTTTTCCGCAATATGTGGATTTTGACATTGTGCCAACCACTGTAAAAAATGCGTGTGCTGAATTAGCGTTAAAATCTTACACAGCTATTTTAATGCAGGATTTAACACAAGGCGTTATTCGTGAAAAAGTAGACGTTATTGAGGTGGAATATGACAAATACTCACCACAGCAAACACGCTATGCTCAAATTGACGCCATGTTATCCGTGTTTTTTAAACAACAGGGTAATGATATGTCAAGATCATTGGTGAGAACATGACACTCGACACACGCGCCCGCGCTACAGCAGATAAATTGCTAGATAAGTTTGGCAAATCAATCACGCTAACGTCAATTGTTGAGGGAAGTTATGATCCTGCAACGGGTGATATGGGTGCAGGTACAACAACAAGCACCACGCACACGGCAATCATTAAAGATTATAACGGCATTGATTTTATTAGTGGTGTTGTGCAAGCAGGCGATAGAAAAGTTATGATTGCAGCGTTAGACACAAAAACGCCACAACCAGCCGATAAAGTAACGATTAACAGTGAAGTTTATCAAGTAGTGGCGGTTAGGCATATATGGTCAGGTGAATTGCCCGCGCTTTATGAATTGCAGGTGAGAAAATGACAGGCTCAATGTCGCAAATTGTTGCTCGTGCAAATGGTCATGTTGACAATAAAATCAGAGCCGCAACCAGTGAAGTTTTTTCTAATATTATTCAAATGACACCAGTTGGAAATCCTAGTCAATGGCAAAATCCAGCATCAGCACCAGCAGGTTACGTTGGTGGACGCGCTCGCGGTAATTGGCAATGTACAATAGGCGCGCCTTTTGTCGGTGAAGACGATAGCGGTAGTGTAATCAAAGCACAAAACGCTATCCCACGCAGAGCAGGCAGTGTTGTTTACTTAACCAATAACGTGCCATACATTGGAAAATTAGAATATGACGCGCACAGCAGACAAGCACCTAATGGCATGGTGCGTGTATCTGTTGCATTATTTGAAGGGGTTTTAAATGGCTCTAGTTGAAATCAGAACAGCGTTAGAAACTAAACTGAACGCGCTTACGCCTACACTTGCAACAGCATGGGAGAGCGTGCCGTTTACGCCTGTAGTGGGTACAGCATACCAGCAAGTAAATTTAATGATTGCAGGCACGCTTAACCCTACACTAGGCGGCACACATTATCGCATTAAAGGATTTATGCAGGTTTTATTGTGTTATCCGCCTAACGCAGGCGCAAAAACAGCAGCAACACGCGCTGATTTACTCGTTAATCATTTTAAACGCGGTACGAGTTTAACAAGTGGCGGGATTACTGTTATTATTGACAAGACACCATCAATTGCACCGGCATTGATTGACGGGGTGCTTTATAAAATTCCGGTATCAATTTATTTTTCAGCAGATATTTACTCATAAGAGGTTACAAAATGACAATTGCTCAAGGCGTTAAAAAAGTCGTATCGTACAAAAAACAAACAGGCTTAGGTGTTCCAGCTTCAGGCAGTGGTGGTCAAGAATTAAGACGTGTGACCAGCACAATCAATTTAACAAAAGATACTTATCAATCAAATGAGATTCGCTCAGATCAACAAATTGCTGATTTTAGACACGGCTCAAAACAAGTTACAGGCACATTGAGTGCAGAGTTATCGGCTGGCACTTACAAAGATTTTTTACAGTCGGTATTGCGCAAAGATTTTGTGGCTATTTCTTCTTTGACAGCAGCGGCTGTGACTATTGTTGCATCAACTGGTGTTATTACATTTCAAACAGGCAACCCGCTAACAGGCGGCATTAAAATTGGTAATGTGGTTCGAATTACAGTCGGCAGTGTTAACGCGGCTAACTTAAATAAAAACTTGTTGGTCACAGGCGTTACAGCAAGCACATTGACCGTTAAAACTTTAAACGGTAGCGCACTGGCTGATAATGCTACTTCAGTCACTGGTGTAACGATTGCCATTCCAGGCAAATATACTTATGTGCCAGAAACTGCGCAAACACAAGATTACTATACTGTAGAGCATTGGTTTTCAGACGTAGCACAATCAGAGGTTTATTCAGATATTGTTCAAACTAATGCACAGGTAAAAATCCCCGCTAATGGTATGGCAACCATTGACTTTCCATTAGTTGGCTTAAATGTATCAACAGGCACATCACAAGTGTTAACTTCACCAACTGCAATCACAACAGGTGGTGTTACTGCTGGTGTTAACGGTTTGTTATTAGTTGCAGGATCACCAGTTGCCATTGTTACTTCAATTGATTTTGATGTTAACGGTAACGTTGCAGTTGCAGACGCGGTAGTCGGTTCATTAACACGCCCAGACGTATTTCAAGGCACTGTAGGCGCAACAGGTACATTTAGTGCTTACTTTACTGATGCAACATTCCGCGATTACTTTATTAACGAAACAGAAGTATCAATCGTGGTTGCGTTGACAACAGATAGCACTGCAACAGCAGACTTTGTTGTGTTCACTATGTCACGCGTTAAAGTAGGCGGTGCTGATGTTACCGATGGCGCGTCTGGTTTAACTCGCACATTCCCATTCACTGCGTTGAAAAACACAGCGGGCGGCAGTGCAGCGGCTAATTTAGCGACAACAATCATGGTTCAAGATTCACTCGCTTAAAAATAGTGCTACAATTACCCACGCTTGTAATTATGCAGGCGTGGGTATTTTTTTATAAATCAACAGGAACACACGAACATGAGCAAAGAAAATAAAGGTTTATCATTAGCTGATTTGGATTTAGTTAGCGCGTCAGAAAACGCTTTTGAGTTTGAATATTTAAGACCTGACGGCAGTGACACAGGTGTTTTTGTAACCGTACTAGGCGCACAAGCACCTAAGGTACAGGATTGGGTTCGCAAAACACTTAACAGAAGAAAATCACAAGACCAGCTAGCGGCAAAACGCGGCAAAGAAATTGAGCGCACAATTGAAGATGACGAACAATTCGGCATTGATGCAGCAGCAATTCGCGTTGTTGGGTGGCGCGGCATTACTGAACCATACTCACATGAGAACGCTTTGATCCTGATGGAGCGTAACAGCGAATTGCGTGAACAAGTATTTGAGGCAAGTAATAACTTGGGAAACTTCACCAAAGCCTAATTGATGACCTTGTTACGTTTGGCAAACGCGAGTTTGAACTCAGCAAAACAAACGATAACGGGTCAAGTTTACGCGATGAAGCTCAAGCTATTGTTGCAATGGGGCATGAGATACCAGACGATTATAAGTCGCTACCTATGCCAGAAAATTACAGACATTGCTGGTCGTGGTTTGGTGAATTAAGCCGCACACGTTCCAGCAATGGATTTGGTCAAAATCCAATTAGTTACAGTGAAATTGACGCTTGGTCACGATTGACCAATATTGAATTAACACCATTAGAAGTAAGTGCTATTATGAGGTTAGATAGTGCTTACTTAACAATCCAAGCCGAGCAAATTGCACAACGGAGCAAGAAAAAATGACAACAGATACCTATTCCATTCAAGTCTCAGTCGATTCGACCAGTGCAGTAACAGCCACGCGCAATTTAACGGCAATGGAGCAAGCAACGGGCAGAAGTGAACGTGCTTTGTTTAGTTTAGGTAACATGGCAAAAGCAGCAAGCGCGGCTTTGCTTGGCATTGGATTTAAAACCGTAATTAGTGAAATGGCATCGTTTGAAACGAAAATGCTTCAATTAAAATCGTTAACCGATGCCACCACTCAACAAATGAAAGCAATGGAAAAACAAGCGCGTGAACTTGGCGCGACCACTGCATTTTCAGCACAACAAGCGGCAGAAGCGCAAGGCGTTTTAGCAGCAGCAGGTTTAAAAACTAATGAAATATTAACTGCAACACCAAAAGTTTTACAACTTGCGGCAGCAGGCAGTTTAGAGCTTTCAAGAGCAGCAGAAATTTCAACAGAAACCATGAATGGTTTAGGTTTAAGTTTAAAAGATTTAGGACGTATCAATGACGTTTTAGCAAAAGCCGCAGCCGATTCAAGTACAAGCGTTGGTCAAATTGGCGATGCTATGAAAACAGCAGCACCAATAGCTAGGCTTTATAAGATTAGCTTAGAAGAAGTCGCTGCAATGCTAGAAATAGCAGCAGCAAATGGATTAAAAGGTGCTGAAGCTGGAAATAATTTAAAAACAATATTTAAAGCGTTAACAAACGATCAAAAAGATAATGTTGAAATTTTGGCTAAACATAATTTAAAACTTAAAGATTTAAGCATTGAAACTATTGGAGCGGCAAAGGTTTTAGATAATTTAAGAAAGGCGCATTTATCAGCAGCAGAAGCAACGGTAATTTATGGCGGAGATGCTACGGCATTAGGCGCAATATTAGCAAATAATTCAGATAAATTTAAAGAAAATACAAAAGATTTAGAAAAAGCCAATGGCATGGCTAAAAAAATGTCTGACGATTTAAATCAAGGATTAGCAAAAGCGTTTGATTCGCTTAAAGGAACGATTAGTGAAGCGGCATTGCAATTAGGCGATTCTGGTTTAAAAGGCGCGTTAACTAAAGTTATACAAGAAGCAACAGGCGTTATTGCCATTTACGAAGGCATGGGCGATAAATTTGCAGAATCTAATAACTACACAAAAGAACAATACGATAATTTAAAAAGCGTAGCAGACGAATTAAAAATTGTTGCAGG